TACCAAATGGACCAACTGGAACAATATTTGTAGTCAAAGACGTCAGTGGTGATGCTAATATTAACCCTATTACTGTTATAAATACTGTGAACATCGACGGGCAAGCAGGTGCTACAATTGACACCAGTTTCGGGTCCTTGACATTTGTGTATAGTAATTCAGCTTGGAACATAGTATGAGTTATAAAGCACCACTAGCCTCAAACACAGAATTCGGATTAATAAAAGCCGGAACTGGAGTAAATATTGTCAACGGTACACTAAATGCTAGTACAGGTTTACTAAATTACGGCTTTTTCACAGATGGTACACAAACTAATCCAGTAGCCAGTGCAATTAATTTAGCATCATTTAGTGTAACTGGTCCAGCAAATGGTATTAGTATCGTTGCAGGAACTCAACTTACAGTAGTCAACGCTGGAACATACAACACGGTGTTTACAATGAATGTAAACAAAACATCCGGTGGCGCCAGCACTATTAGCATATGGCTACGTCTAAATGGAGCAGACATTGCAGGCTCAGCACAAGATTTAATTTTAACAGGAGCATTGGATACAATCTTCGTTACAGGCAATTATACATTGGATATACCTGCTGGAGGCAATGTAGAAATATGCTGGAGTAGTGCTGACACTACCATGCAGTTATTGGAATTGCCAGCAAGAGTTGGTCCAGTGCGCCCAAGCGGCGCCAGTGTAAAAGTTACACTAACAAGAATTAGTTAAGGAAATAATATGTCTGCAAATTTAAACACAAAAATAGTTACAACAACACCGTATAGTATTGTAAATAGTGACGACGTAATACTAGTAAACGTAACCAGCGGGCCAGCAAGTATTGTATTGCCAGCCAATGGCTTGGCCACAGGTGAAGATTGTTGCGGCGATGAAGACAGCGACTACAATGGCAAAAAAAAGCCAGTGCTAAAGCGTTCATATTATATCAAAGACTATTCAGGTACTTCGCTAACAAACCCAATTACCATTACATCAGCAGGAGGTAAAACCATTAATGGTGTAGCTTTTGCAATGCTTAATGGTAACTATAGTCATATACAAGTAGTATATGACGGAACAAACTGGATGACTATTGGTTAGTTATCCATAACTTTAATTCAAGGAAATAATTATGTCATATACAAATAACCCTACCTCAATCTTAGCTGGTTCAGGTATTACCGTAACCCCAACAACTGGAACAGGTGCTAATGTAGTTACAATTAGTACTGCAGGTCCAGAAATTCTAGGCGTACGTGTAGCAGTTGCTACACCAGTTACAGTGGTAGCAGCAACTGATGAAGTTGTAAGCATCGAAGTACCTGGTCCGGTTGCTGTAGCAGTAAACTTACCTGCTGGTGTAACTGGTCAAGTCTTTTATCTTAAAGATGGCCTAGGATTAGCTGCTGTCGCTACTCCAATTACAATTACACCCGCTGCCGGAACTATTGATGGAGCTGCTACAGCTACTATTAATGCTCCGTTTGGTGCACTTACACTAGTGTATAGTGGAACGGAGTGGAAGCTACTATAATGGAAGAACTTCAACTAGCGATTAAACGTGCGTTTGCTACAACTTATGCATTTTTAATCAAGGCTGAAAACTTTCACTGGAATGTAACTGGTCCTGACTTTATGCAGTATCATGAATTATTTGGTAAAATCTACGACGAAGTAGATGATGAACTAGATGATTTTGCTGAGCGTGTACGTGCAATACGTGCATATGTTCCTGCTAGTTTTTCACAACTAGCAGAGCACTCGTCAATTATGGATACGCTAGAAGTTTTACCTAAAAACGAAATGTTACGCGTTTTGTACGTTGATAACGGCAAAGTTCATATGGAGCTATTAGCTGCGTATACACTAGCCGAACAACAAAACGAACATGGACTAAGTGCATTTTTAAGTGAGCGTATAGATGCCCACCGTAAACACGGTTGGATGCTTTACTCATCAATGGCCGTATAAGCAAAAAGCCCCGATAACAAAAGTTATCGGGGCTTTTTCATTTACCAGCGGCTAGTAATAGTTTGTAAAATTCCATGGCTTTGGCTTCGCGTGCACGCATAATTGAATCACGTTTTTGTGTACTCCATGAATACCCACCGTCTCCGCCCCATAAATCCCAAGCTACTCTACCCTTGCTTGGAAACCCATCTTCACCACTATTAAAGCCCTGAGCTTTTTTATCGACTTCATGCCGTGAGAAAAACGAGTACATTCGTAATACTACATCTTCTGATAGCGGTTCACGATCTTTTAGTTGATTAGCTCGAGCTAATCCAACCAAAGTACCTCCTGGCTTACCTTCGTCTTTCCACTTTAAAGCACGTTTGGCTGCTGTGGCCATACCCTCGGTGGGTTTATACGTTTCTGCCATAATTAATCCCTATATGCTTGAATAATTTTCCTACACATTGCCGATCTGACAATATCTTCGTCTAAAAATTCTACTATTTCGATGCCTTCAATTCCTTCAAGGCGGTCTACTGCATCCATTAACCCACTGGATTCCCCTATATCCGTCTGACACTCATCGCCTGAAAAAATCATTTTGCAGTTTTTACCAATTCGTGATAGCAACATTTTCATTTCTTCACGAGTACAGTTTTGTGCTTCATCAACTAAAACAATACAGTTATCAAAAGTGCTTCCGCGTAAAAACCCAAGTGGGGTTGGGTCAATGTCTTTAATTTTTAAGCAATACTCATAAAACCCTTTACCTAGTGCTTTATTAAAAATAGCATCAAATGGTAACAAATACGGAGCATACTTTTCTTCTAGTGTACCAGGTAAAAATCCTAGTCCACGACCTGTTTCAATATTAGGTCTGGTTAAAATAATTTTATCAACGCGCTTATGAAATAACTCACTTGCTGCATAACTTGCTGCAATAAATGTTTTACCTGTACCGGCTGAGCCGATTCCAAATATAATTTCGTTATTTTTAATAGCGTCTAAATATTCACTTTGTACGAAGTTTAGTGGTTGGACTTCTTTGAATGTATAATTACGCTGAGCATTTGGCTCATGGATTCCAGATTGTTTCTCTGTACGCAGTCTAGATTTTTCCTCTTGCGAAGGGCTGTTACTAAACTTCTTTGCTGGAAATGCTCTATTAGTTTTACCACTATTTCTTGCCATTAGTTTCCTTGTTGGGTTTGTAAAATCTCGGGCAAGTATTAATTTTACCACGAGATCTTACATTTGTCAATTGAAAATTTACTTAGCCTTTTTATCGGGAACCACAGTACCTTCTAATTTTTTATGTACTTTTACAGTTTTACAAACTTCTTTGGTTTTCTTAGTTTTAGCGTCCGTTTGCTCAACACAAGCTTTTTTAGTTGCGGGTGCAGAGGCTTGTGTAGCTGGTGCAGTAACAGTTGCTGGTGTGGCAGCAAATACTGGCGTCAATAAACTTAGGGTTAGTACTATTAATATAACTGATTTCATTTTAAAGTTCCGGTTGAGGCGCAGGTTGAGGCGCAGGTTTATTATTAATCATACGTACTTCTGAAGTATTAGTATCATTAAATTTTGAAGAAGGTGCTGGGCTACTAAAACTAGGTTCTTGACGTTGAGGTGCTGGAACATAGCTTGTTTTCGCAGCACTACTAGCGTTTTGTTGTGCTTGTTTCATTAAAGCAATTGAAGCGTCTACTTCTTCTTTGGATCCACCAGCAAGCATAATACCGCTAAGCGTACCAGTTAAGAAAGTAGCGATTGGTACAATTAACTCAAAAAACTTTTGATCAATTGGACTAATAGCATTTAGAGGTTGTGTTACAAATATTAACGAAAATAAAACAACAAATACAATTCCTGTTAGTGTAAGTGTTAAACACACACCAATAAAGAATTTTAAGCGAGCCATTAATTGCTCGTCGCTATAAAGCGTAAGATTATTTTGCACAGGCGGCTCCTGGAATTGTGGGTACAGACGTAGGTACTGGCGTTGCTTGAGGGTCGATACGTGGGTCGCGCTGCCCTTTAAAGATATGGTCCGGGCAAGTTCGCGTTACATCACATATAGGGCGCTTACATTGAGCAGTATCCCAATTTTCTGGGTTTTGACAAGGATAGCGAAATCTATCGTTACCAAAAAATGCTAAAGAAAGAGGCAGTAGTAGTAGAATTCCGAGCCATTTAAATAGTTTTAAGTCCAAATTCATGCTACTTTCCCGATAAAGGATTATCAATAGCTTTTTGGATTTTTGAATCTACTGAGCTATTAAGTTTGTCTATTTTAGTGTCAATTTCGCGCTTTAACTTATCCATATCATCGCGTGTTCTTTGTAGTGCAGTGTCTACTGTTTTAGTTACAACTTTTAAGTCTTGATCACTTTCTCGTTGAGATTGTTTAACACTACGCTCAATTTGCTCTGTGACTGTTTCATTACGGCGAATATCCGATTTTAAATCAGTTTTAATATCTCGGGTATAGTCCGCAGTTTTACCTGACGTTTCTTCAATCACGGCAAGCCGTTTATCAAATGCAGTTAAGTCTGGTGCAGCATACTCTGCAATTTTCTTTTTCATGCCTTGATAGTCTTTGTAAACTTCAAAGCATCCGTATAATCCGCCCAGTAAGGAACTTACTAGTGTAAAAACCACCATTAATTTAGCGGGAGTAAACTCGTATCCTCCAATACTAATAACAGTATCCTTACTGGCATACTTTTTTGCGGCTGCGTCTAAAGTATCAATTTTTGCATTGACATTTTTGATTTCTTCTGCCATTTATTTTTCCTTGTATTGTGAGTTTACTAGTTGAGTATGAACTACATCTGTTCCACTAAATATTTTTAAGTTGTTACGGTTATCAATCGTTTTTTGATTTTTATAAACTGTAAATGGTTTATACCCAATAACATCTTGTAAAACGGTTTTTGAATAAACATCAAAGCCTGGTGTATATCCCATGGCTTGAATAACGACGTTTTGCACTTGTTTTTGCTGCTCCATGTCCGTTTCCTTACCCATATTAGCGGCTAAGTTTTTACCTTCTTCAACTGCTTTGGCTTTTGCCGTTGCTTCGCGTTTTGCTTGCATTTCTTGGCGAGCAGTAGGCACAGGTTTAGGAGCATTAGTTTCAGCAGATTGTTTAGGTGTAGCGAGAGTATTTGCAGCAGGTTTTGGTTCGGGAGGTCCAGCAGGTGGCGGTGCAGCTACTAACTGTACTGCAGCTGCTAAAGAATTATTACTAGCAGAAGGCAGTCTAGAAGCTATAGCTTTATCTACATTAGTATCGCCAGTAACGGATACTGCTGTGGATACTGTACCATCTGTATTAATTGTAGTTGTAGCTTTATTTGTTTCAACTACTGCAGGGTCTCGGGCTTTTGTTGCAGCTGTTGCTGACAACGAACTATTTACTGCGCCGGAATCAATATTATCTACAAGATACTTTATGGCGTAAGCAGTAGCATATCCTTCACACTTATTGCTGTATAATGAGTCAATAATACATCTTGAATTTAAGTATGCTTGTGCATATCCCAAACAGTCTTGTGCATAAAGCGCGTTTAGTGTACATTGCTGTGTTTTATAAGCTGCAACATATCCCAAACAAGTTGTAGAATATAACGTATTTAATGAACATTGTTGAGTTAAGTACGCCGCAGCATGCCCAGAACAGTTAATGTCATATAAAGAATCTGCATTACATTGTTGAGTAAAGTACGCAGATTGGTATCCAACGCAACTAGAACTATATAAAGCATTTGCATTACATTGTTGAGTAAGGTATGCAGCCTGATACCCAATACAAGTTGTTGCGTATAATGCGTTTGCTGAACACTGTTGAATTAAGTTGGCAGCTTGATACCCCACACAAGTTTCAGCATAAAGTGGATTAGTTAAACACGGGTCTAGTATAAAATCAAGTGTTTGGCCTGTAGTCCACTGAGTTAATTCCGACAAGCTAAAATTTTGATTTAAACTACCTTGTTGTATGACTGCGAATTCACCTAGTACAGCATCACCAATAACGCCAATGGTGGGAGTATTCATGGTAATTAGCGCACCAGACCATCGCATATCAATGCTGCCAGTGTTGGTAATTTTTAACTCAAAGTTATTTTTATTAACTGAATCACCTAGTCTTTCAACACCATACCAGCCGTAAGTCATGTTTGTGGCAGTACCTAGGGAATAATGATTTCTTCCACTTGCACCATACAAATCAGTTTGTAATACTAGTATACTGTAGTTATACGCACCAGGAGTATTTCTATCGATAGTAATTCCATTGCAACAAAAAGTATTGTTAGCTGGAAATCCTAAAACTGGTGGTCCAAACTGTACAGCCCCGTTACTGTACATGGTTGAATTATTAAACGTTTTATTAAAAAATGGAAAATCAAATTGTAACGGAACGTTAGCAAATCCGTCATCTCCTAGATGATAAGCCGTGGCAGCAGGGTTTGCGTGTATATTTTGTAGCGGCTGTGGATTAGCCATTATGTTTAAAGACAGTGGGCTTCCAGGAATTGGAATAGTCACTAACTGTGCATATGCTAGTCCATAAAATAATAACCAGCCAATTAAAAGTTTAACTAGCGTTTTCACGGATTATTCCTTGCTTTTTATTTTTTGAGGCTGACGAGCAGCATCCGCTTCCCAAATAGTTTTTGCTTGTTCGCCAATTTTTCCATCCACTGGACAAGGAGTTCCGGCATTCATCATTGCTGAAAATACTCGTTCATCTTGACACATAACTGCGACTGCTGCAACTTTCATGCCCATGTCGTAAATAGATCTAGCTAGCTTTAATCGTTCGCAGTTTTTATCTGTGGCAGTACCGCCAAAAGAAATACCCAAAATTTGAGTTTGTGCAGCACCTGAGTAGCCTACTGCACAAACATCGCTGTTGATTACTGTGATAGCAGGTGCAACGGCTGTTGGTGGAGGTGATTTAACTGTGGTTTCACTAGCACTAGTGCTTGTGCTAGTACTTGTGCTACGTGAAGTAGAGTCAGTGACAATAGGCTCGGCGTAGGCAAAGTTAGCAACAAGTACTAAACTTGCTAAAAATTTTTTAAGCATATTATGCTCCTAGTACATGCAAGGCATGATTATAATGTTTTATACGGTCTTCTAAGCCAATAGTTCCACCATTAATTCTCTTAGTTAATGTAACTATATCACCTTTATCTGCCCAGGTATTGAGATTATTTGTTTCCCAAAACCAGCAAGCTGACTGCGCAGCGCCTTCAAATGTTTCTAAGTACTCAGCGGCTTCTTCTACAGTAATATTTAAACTAGTAGCAAACCAAGAATAATTATCCTTACCAGTTAGTTGAATGAGTCCACGACCGCAGTAGCGATAGCCATCTCCGGTTTCTGGTCCACCATTACCCATGCGATTAGCATACACTAAACTAGCAATTTCTTGTTGCTTGTTTGGGTGTGAAGCATAAGCTTGTGCAATTTCATCACTGGGAAAGTATTTTGGAAATATCTTGCGTAGTGTTACTGCACGATAATTTAAATTTTCTTTGAGTGCGGTAAAGTTTCCACTCTCATGTGCACACTGTGCAATGAATGCAGCTATACGCTGTGGGGTATTGATCTCGTAGTCTGGTAGTAACTGTGCTAGTGCACTATGCCACTGCTTAATGTACGAATTTTTAGGTATTAGCTGCTGCAATTGTTGTAGTGTTAACTCAGTCATTTTAACCCTTTATGGATAATTTCTTGCTTAGCATACCATTCTTGCCAAGCTTCTAGCTTAATTACACAACTGTAATACTCTGTATAGTTTTGTGTAATAGTTTTGGCAACGTCCGATAGTTTAGCGTCGGCCGGTAGTTTTTGTAATTCCGCACAAGGTTGCCGACTTTGCAAACCTGGGGCTTCAGGCCACTTTTGCGTAACTGGTACAACTGTGGTGCAACCAGTTAAAAACATTGTTAGAGTTAGTAGTGCAATTTTCATTTTGGTTGCTCTGCAGCACGATTATGTGCGGTTACAAATTCTGGGGGAATAACGCAAGTTAAGTCGTGTTTTACAACTTCGCGAGTAATGTACTCTACAGTAGCTTCGCCTCGTTGCTTTATTACTTGAGTTTTGGTAACTACACGTTCTTTTATAACTTCGTTTACTTGTTGCGACTTGGCTTCGGCAACTTTTACCTGCGCTTGTAGCTCACGAGCTGCTTGCTGCCATACACCGTTGGCGTATAGCAGTCCCATTATAAAAATTGTTGTCAATACTACCACACCACCAACTATTTTAATTGGCAACCGATAAGTTTTTATGGGAACAAGCCAGGCTAAAAAATAGCCAGATAACCCGGCTACCAGTAGCAACCACCACAACCATTGCGGAAAAATTTCTAATATCCAAAACATTTTTGTACCTTGTGTTTAGCAAAATAAAACCAAGGATTTTTTAAGTCCTTGGCTTAAAATTAAAGCACCCCGTTTATTTTGCAACAGCGGCTATTGGGGGTTACCGGGACGGGATCGGGCTGGGTTACTCCAATTGTGTAGGCCACTCAACATTCAACGGGAATCCGGGCTGCGCCGTCACGTCACGCAAGGCTTGGCGGTAGGTGGCCCATTCCGCTTGATTTACTGGAGCATCAAGCACCTGAGTCCAGTCCGATTCAACCAGCAAGCGGTTGCGCTCTGCGCGAATGTCAACAGCTTTGATGTTGGTGCGTTCTGTAATCTCGGTTTCGGTCATATCCACCACATCCCAGCCTTGCACCCACTTGCCATTGCTTACTCTCCGATTACAGCTTGCAGAGGCGTCAGGTCTTCAGTCGTCCAGTACTCCTTGGCGACCATGATCTTCAAGTGCTCTTTGTTGCGGCTCACAGTGTCAGCCCAATCTGAATCTGACATGCCTGCACGTTTGCCTGCGTTAATCAGGTTCACTGAATCCATAGCTGCTGAGTAGTGCTTGGCGATTTGTTCTGGGGTGTTTTCAATCATAATTTTCCTTATGGGTGAGTTGAGACATAAGCATCGAACTTTGCGTTCAACTCTTTGATAGCATTGACCAGCACTGCAATCAGGGCTTGGTCATTGAAGCGGAGTTTGTCGAGATCTTCAGCATCAACAATTACCGGGGTATCACCCTCTAGGGCGAGTACATCTTGGGCTTTGAAACCATAACGAACTGGTCCATGACCTTCTGTGTCGCTTCGGTTCATCTTGTAGCGATAAGCCGTGGGTTGCAGCTTGCTGACAAAATCTAATCCGTGCGGAACTAATGCGAAGTCAGTCTTGTCTCTGGCGTCAGAAACGACTGTCCATGCCACTTGAATGTAGGCGTTAGTAACACTCGTTGACCCCATGCAGAAACGGTCGTTTTCTGTGGTTGGGTTGAATACTGGGGCG